ATATCACTTTCATCTGGAATGATGGTCCGTATTCATCAATTGATTGTAATGTCATTTGCTATAACTTTTATTTAAATATAATAACTTATTGTTGGTTTTCCAACAAATCTTTAAAGATATCTTGAACCCAGAATTCAGTATTTCGAATTAAGTTTCCAAGTTGATCTTCATTACACATTTCAACGAATGTGTGTGGGAAAAAGTTTAGGTGAGTATGCTCAACAAACTTGTCTATAAACATTTTGTCTTTATCACTCATCATAGGATTGGATAAATCCATAACTCTATACTTATCCTCTAATAGATCCACATCATGTAGTACTCTTGCATACACAACGTGTTCTTTTAGTTTTGCTTCAGCAATATCGATCAAATCATCAAATGATAGATCTCTTGTTGATAGTTCGGGGAATTTCTTGAATAATCCTTTAGCCCCTAATCCTTTAATACCTGTTACACCATCAGAGCTATCACCCATTAACAACTTATAAAGTAAGAAGTTGTTTGGTGTTACATTAAATTTTTCTTTTACAGTATCTGTTGTGTAATATTCTTTTTCAATTGGACGATAAACGATTACTTTTTCGGTTACCAACTGTAAATAATCTTTATCACTGGATACTATGAATGCTCTGTCTTCTGGTTTTGTAGGTAAAATATCACTTAAGTAAGCGATAATATCATCTGCTTCTACTCCAGGTAACGATACTGTTTTAACAGGTAGTGTTTTCAAATATTGAATGATTCGAACAATTTGATCTACCTTTGAATCATCTTCTTCCTCTAAATTATCAAACAACTCATGTTTAGTTACTCGAGTAATATTTCTGTTTGATTTATATTCGGGAATAATGTTTTTTCTGTTGTTGGAGGAACCCACACCATCAAACACTACATAAACTTGTGTAGGTTGGATAGTGCGAATTAAAGCTCCCAAAGATCGAAAAAATCCTCCTAAACCTCCAATATGGACTCCGTTTGAGTTAACTGCATTAATTGCACTAAAATTTCGAAAGAAGAGATTAAGTCCATCTATGAGCAAGTAGCGCTCTGATTGAGGGGTTTCTTCACCGTGTTCTTGTATGTTGTTTAAGAGGTTTAAGAGGTCTTTCTTCATATTAATCTTCGTTTTCAAATAAGTCTGGTGTAGGTGCTTTTTCGTCCCATTCACTATTGTCTTCTTGTACAGTGTATGTACCTTGACCTAAAATATCGGCCCATTCACTTACGTGTGCATCTTTATATTTCTTGATAGCATTTGGGTCATCTTTAATAAACCCGTGTACTGTAGAAACAATAGTACCCATTGTAGTGATTCCGTTAATGTGGTTTTTATCACAAGCAATTTTTGTACGCAATGCAAATTCAACTTTCTTCTTGTCTTTAACAGCGTTAAGTTTAGAAGTACCAGCATTTGTAACGTTTCCAAAAGTTAAACACAATGAAACATCATAATAAAACGTATCTCCACCTTTGTTTGTCATTCTAGGTTGTGACATTGGAGTTAGAGCCGGAGCAACACCTACTTTGTTTACAATAAACAAGGTATTCGTGTATTTTGAGCTTTCCTTACGAGACATTACAATTTGTTGATTGATAAAGTTTCCGAATTGAGTTGCAATAGCTCCTGCGTTCCACATTGGGTTATTTTTACCTTGCTCAATTGACATTTGACATGGAATTGAACCAACTGAGTCCCAGATAAAGAGTAGATCGTATGGTAGGTTACCTTTCTTTTGTTCTGTAAGTAGATCGATAATAAATGATGCGATATCTTCAATTGAATTTAATGAACTTCTATCTCGATAAATAAAGAAACCTGTTTGATCTAAAATTTCACCTGTTTCTTCATCAACTACATCTTCCATTTCAAAACCCATTGTTTTCCAGTGGTTCCAGTCATGTTTCATTTCGGTAATAATCAATACAGGTAAAACTCCCATTTTTTGAGCATTAACTGCTACCTCAATGGTCATAGTAGATTTTCCAGTGTTTGATTTTCCTCGAACCATTGAATTATGACCCATAGGAATACCAGGAATGGATAGTGCTTCTTGTAAAGCCGGAGAAAATGGAATCCATTTTTGCTCCTTGAATTTAACGTTTGACGCTAAACCCTTATTTGCTTTAAATTTGTCTAAACTGAAGGCGGTTTTCAATTCCTTGTCGGCCGCCTCAGTTAGTGATTTTCTTCCTTTAGCCATGTTTTAACCTAAATTAAAATGGCATATCATCATCCTCTTCAAACAAATCATCAAATGCTTCTGCTTTTGATTTTTTAGCTGCTGGCTTAGCAGACAAGCTATAGTTTGTTTGAGGTTTTTCCTCTACAGTTAATAAACCATCTGATGGAAATTCTTCCTCTTTTTCTTCTTCAGGGTTTAACCATTCTTGAAGTGCAGCTTTGATATCATCAAACGGAAGTGGTTTGTAAATTTCTTTTGGGTTTACTTGATCATCCAACCACAATTCCAATTCTTTATCATCTTCAGACAATGGTGACATTTTCATAGATGGTTGAATTGTTGTCTTGTTATAGACAGTACCTGTTGATTCAGGACCTACAGTAACCAATTTGATATCACGACCAGTCATGATGTCTGTAAAATCGCCTACTTCTTCATCAGCAGCCATTTGCAAGAATGCCTCGTAAATTTCTTTACCAAATTCCCACAAGTGAACACCTTCAGATTCTTGTCCACGAACGATTACAGGAGCAAAGATACGAACTTTCGGATCTAATTTCTTAGCCAAACGCCAGTTTTCTTTGTCGTTTGTACCACGAAGTTGTTTTGCAAATTCTGCAATTGGATCTTTCTCACCCCAATTCAATGGAGAAGCGATTACTTTTTTACTACCAATACCATAGTAGAATTTCATTTCCGTAAATGGAAACTCTTTGTTGTATTTGAAAGGAACAACACGAACCGTTTGTTTACCAACTTGGGGCTTAAAGCGCTTTGTTTGGTTGTTTGAGCCACCACCTGATGAGGGTTGTTTTTGCATCGACTCAAGTTTCTTCTTGATTGCATCTAGATTCATAAATATAACTATTTTATTGTTTACAACTTAAATATAATAACCTTTATTGGGTAAGCCAAACTATACTTCAACTATCTTGAAAATCTTTGTATTCAATTGTTTGATTTCATTGTGCTGGGTAAGCAAAATACAATTTCTGTAGTGCTGCCAGTTTACTGTGTAGTTTATATCAACCACTCCACCATTTAATTTTTTAATCAACTCGTTTAGAGCATTAATGGTATAAAGTGTGTTTGATTCTTTTTTTCTATGTACTAGAATTGTGTTTTCGGGGATATCGTTTACATTACCTTGATCAACGTTATATGTAATAACATATTCGTTGTTGCTTTTAACGTGCAATACAAACATTTTATTATACATGATGGAATAACGTCTTGTTAGTTCACCAACTAACGCCTCTAAATCCTCAATCGCGGTAAACGTACAAAACAGTCTATTGTTCATCAATAAATTTTCAAATGTAAAATCATAATCATATTGATCATACATACGACGAGGGTGGTCCAAAGTACTATACATAACTTTTATTGAATTTCGTGGTAATTTTTACCGTCTTTTGTTTTAACTTGTAATTGATATTTATTAAATATTCCCAATATTTGAAGCATTACGTCAGGTTCATCTTTGTCATAATCAAATAAAAACGAATCGTACACATATAACACGAGTTTAGTATTTTTCCCGCGTAATACTCTAAATATATCATATAATATATTAACATTATTTGCTGTCTCCAAGTTTTGGAGTACATAATTTAAAAGCTTTTGTGGATTCATTTCATCCATCTCTACTCTTACAAACTCATGACCCGAAAGTGGACATATAATTTTTCCTCCATATTGGAATTCATCCCACAATCTATCTGTATAAGCTATTACTCGTTTGAAGAATTCCAAATTTTGATATTCTTTCCAAACTCCTCCGTAAATTTGCTTAAACGTGATCTCTTTTGCTTTGGCATAATCAACATCATACATCCTAGCAAACTCCCCATGAATATCAGAGCTATCAAAATTGAAATTAAGTAGATGAGCCAAAAGGGTAGGGTGATAAGCAGAAATATCCATTTCAATAAACTTATCATTACGCGGGATAAAACATTTTCGTTCTCCATTTTCTTTATTTAGGGCTGAAAAATTAATACCTCCAAAGGTATTTGAAGGTCTTGTTGTTAATGTGTTTAGGTTATATTGCGTGTAGATAAACTCGTTTGGTTGTTTATCGAAGTACTCCTCGAATAATATTGGGTCCACTTTGATACCCGCTCGTTCGAGTTGATTGAACACTAAGTCTGCCTTTTGGTAAAACGAATTCATTCTCATGTCGTTAAACTTAGAATGATTTTGTTCACATATCTCATAATGTTTTACGATCGGTACAATAGTGTTTAAGTTAGGTACTTGCGGATACCTACTGTATAATTGCGTGTGAGCCGTTGTTAATTGAGGTATATACGTATGTGGGGAGGGTGAGGGTTGGTAACAGTGCTTAATAGGAAAATAATGTAAAAACTCTTTTCTATCCCTTACATAAATTCTTTCTATACTGTTTAGTACCTTTTCTACTTGTTCTATTGTAGAGTTTATTGTCTCACTATGGTTGATTGGAATAATATACCCTTTTGTGTCCCTTTTTGGTCTAAGATAAACAGCACATATGTCGTTTTCAACTGGGTGTAAGTTGTGGGAAGTGGGGATTACTTCAACATAAACATCTTGGTGTTTTAAGTCTATGAGTAATTCAATATGGTTAGGATCTTCTATCAGCCAATACATGCTGTAAAGATACTAATTGTCTTTTAGGAAGCCAAGTAATATTTTAGAAATTTGTCTTGAAAATATTGAGTGAATCCATGCCATTTAAGATTTTGTTCAATAGATTGTACTGTTGCTTTATTTGAATTAAATACTTGGGTTTGGTTTCCTTGAATTACCCATAATACAATAACCGGAGTATAAAGATCCCAAGCAATTTTTTGGTCTCTATTTTTAAGTTTTTGATATGTATCTTTATCTATTTCAAGATATTTTATTTCATTATTTCGTTTACAAAAATATCTAGTAAATTGACCATTTGCTTTATCTTGGTCTGTTGGAAGAGTTGAGTTAAAAACCGGAAGAGCACGGATTTTTAATGGATTAGGATCTACATAATCCGTTGATTGTAAAGAAATAATTTCTTCAGGGGGTAAAGATTGGTTTTCTATTAATGGGTTAGGAAAAGAATCTGGAAGTTGTAGGAGGGAATTAGGGCCATCTTGTGGGGTTTTTCCAGTATATCGTTGTCCTGTAGAAGTTTCATAGTAATATCCTATATATTCTTCTTTTGTACTAGAGTTAGTAAATTCTTTACCACTAGTATATAAATTGGTTTTTATTTGAGATTTTGGATAATACATTTTTAACTATTTGGTTTTTTGTAGTCCATCATATAAGACATTTTAGATACTCCTGGTTTAAATGCTGCTGATTTTTTGTTATATCTATATGTTAAATCAGCACATATTAATTTTTCTACATCTCTTACCCCACTATCATATACAGATTTTAAGTTATTAGCATATTTTTGGAAGAAACCAACACCATTCCAAGTTGCTCTATAATACATAAATTTAAGTCGACCATCATTTTCTACTAATTTCCCTACTGGGTGATTTCCGAAATAGGATTTGGAGAATTGGTTATATTGGTTAGTTATATATTTTTGAAGGTTCTTTTGAAGGGTATCATATCCTTTATCAGATTTTTTAGGCATATAATTCCATGA